CTAACAAATTTTCCGAAAGGAGTAAAGAAAAGAATAGCAGCACCAAGTAATGTGGGCCACCAGTCCTTTAAAAATCTTCCGAGAACTTGAATTTTCTTTTTATTTGCTGGGTCACCTAACCAACCCATCAACTGAGTAAATGCTCTACCAAGTAAAGTGAAGAATATAAATTTCCAGATACGATCTATGATACTTTGAAAAGGAGCAAGCATCTTCTTTGCTGCTCCAGAGATCGCAGAGATACCTTTTCTAAATCCTTCAAGACCTGCTTCTCTTTTCCCTCTTTTCTCAGTTTCTTTTTCTTTTCTTTCTTGATCTGATTGCTTCTTATCAAACTTAAACTTTGATGCTAAAACACCTAAGATAGAATTTAGGGTTTTTTTGATCTGATTGAAACCACCTACACTTTCTTCTTTTTTCTCAGTAACATCTTTTACATTAGTTGGTATAATTTTTTGAGGAACTATCTTTGCAGTTTTTGCTTTTACAATTGCTCCTGTTTTTGGCGATGCTCCACCAACACCAGCACCAGTAGTACCAGCAGAAACTTTTGCTTTTGATGTCTTAACTTTAAATCTTAATCCTTTATCTTTTATTGCACGAACTTTTTTAAGTTCTTCCCTTAAAAGTTCGTCTTCTTCTCTTGGAAGTTCTTTACCAACTAATCTTCCAATTGCTAATTTCTTTTTTAATATATTAAAATAAGTCTGATAATCTAATTCAACGCCAGGATTTAATCCAAGTAACCGTAAAATTACTTCATCGATTGCTTCGGTTTTTACTTTGTTACTTGGATTACTAACCATTTGCTCTCTGTTGTGCTTTTTGCTCTTCTTCTTCTATATGTTGCTTTAATAAAATTGTATAGATGTCTCTTTCAAAGGGCATCATATTTTCAATTTCAGTAAGACTCCATTTATGATATTGAATCAGGGCAAAATTTAACTTGAAGTAACTCTCCAAGTCCATGTGACTCATACTTACGCGAAAAAACTTGATAACCCTTCAAGAACAACTTCACTTTCAACTTCAGTATTTGGATTTTTAATAGTAACTTTATGAGATAGTTTAGGCATTGTTTCAAAGAACTTTTCAATATCTTTGAACTGAGTGGAATTCATTTGTTCTAAGAACTCTAATATTTCTTTCTTAGAAACATCAGCAGAAGCCCAAACTTCATCTTCCGTATAAATCTTATCAATACAAGAAGCAATTAAATCAAATGATTGATCCATTGTATTATCAGCGGATAAATCAAAGTTACTCTTAATAAATTGATCCAGTGATGGATATTTCATTTCCATCATAATCGAATCATCAACTTTGATTTGTTTATTATGATCCGGGTTCTTTTGAACCTTAATATCATCAACGTTGATTTTTACAGGAACTGTAGTAGTCTCATCATCAGGACAGATAAGATTGACTTCAATTTCTTCACCGACTGATTTTCCACGAATATTCAAGAACAAATATTCAATATCAAAAGTAGGTAATGCTTCTACTTTAATACCCTTTGTTTCAATGCAGTTTTTAATAACAGTTTTAATTGCTGTAGTAATTTGTTTGGTGTCTTCAGATTCCAAAGCGAGAACCAAAAGTTTTTCTTCCTTTACCAAAAATGGACGATACTTAATTGTTTGTCCGGTAGATGGAAGTTCAAGTTCATACGTTGGTGTAGAAATGCGAGGTAATACCATTTTAAAATTCAATTAATACTATCTGGTTTATTTATTTTAGTTTATTGGGACTTAGAATAAAGATATACTGGGGTTATCAGCAACAGCACCAGTTCCAGCATTTTTATTGTAATTAGGTTCTGATGCAGTTTGCGTTGATACTCTAGATAACTCCTGAGATCCTGCAGATGTTCTCTGAGATCCTGCAGATGTTCTCTGAGATCCCGAATTGTTTCCTCTAACTAAAGTGGCTGAACCAGATCCAGTTGGTTGTCCAAGTAACGTAGAAGGAACTCCAGGAGCAGTACTCTGTGGAGCAAGTGGAGATCCTCCAAACGAAGGAATTCCTGCAGCAGGTCCACCAAACACTGGATTTGTGAATTCTGGAATTGCGGGAAGAGTCGAAGGAACATTTGGATTTCCTATAGATGGAAGTCCTGGTACTGGTGTTGGTCCAGGTTCTGTTGGTCTACCTGCCTTCACTACTTTTCTCACATAACGAATATATGTAAATGATACCGTACATTTTAATAGTTGCGAGGAATCATAAGAAACAGGCATTGATGTAATACTAATCGGATACGCTCGGATAAACTTGTATTCTAAAGCAGTTCCAAAAACATCTCTTTCAAATTTAGTAATATATAAAGCATCTGTTTGATAATCATTTGGAAAATTTACACGATAAAAATAATTTCTAGTTTCTAAAGCAGTTTGTAAATTTTCCCCAGCGCAGTAAGAAATCCACCTTTCAAAGAAAGTTATAATATCATAATTACGATCTACATAAAAAGTAAAATCAATTCTATCATCATATTGTTTTCTGTATGCGTGCCTTTCAGTAACTCCAGTATGATCATCATTGATTTCGTTCGTCATCATTGAGGACCCTGGAAGAGATGCCTCAGAACAAGAAAGTTCAATGAGTTCTTGACTCGTGGGGTTATTATAATTAACTCCACCTTGTTGTATAAACGCTAACGCAGGTCCAGGTGGTTGAAATTTACACACATAATGAGATGTTAAGGCATTATTTAATAGAAGTGCCTTAACTTTAAAATTACTTACTATAGATGGAGTTGGACTACCACCAGATGAAGATGATGGCGAATCACCGGGCGTAGAAGATGTAGGATTTGGAACACCAGGTGCTGGAGTTGGTCCAAGTGGATTTTGATCTAATCCAGGCAATCCAGGCACACTCGGATCAACACCAAACTCAGGATTTTGAAACTGATCGGATGAAGTTACCGGGAATCTAGCCACGATTTATAAATAGATTTGCTTATATATTATGTATGCGACGTAATGGCGGAAAGTATAAAGAGCATCTATAAACCATCGCATCCTGAAAAGTATCAGGGGAATCCAAACAATATCGTCTGTAGAAGTAGTTGGGAAAGGCGGTTTTGTTATTATTGTGATCATAATCCAGACATAGTTTCTTGGGCATCAGAAGAATTTTGTATCAAGTATATCTCACCAGTGGATAATAGAATTCATCGGTACTTTCCAGACTACTTAATTAAAGTAAAAGAGCAATCTGGAAATATTAAAACATACGTAATTGAAGTAAAACCAAAAAAACAAACTGTTGCTCCGAAGAAAAAATCAAGAGTAACTAAAACATACTTGAACGAGTGTAGAACTTATGCAGTGAATCAAGCGAAGTGGAAAGCTGCTGAGGAATGGTGTAAAGATAGACTATTAGAATTTAAAATTATTACTGAAGAAGATTTGTTTTAAGGGTCTAAATAGTTAAAAAGTCTATAATGGCGGAATCAACCCCATATCTTCTTCCGAATACTCAGGGAAGATACGTTACAGTACCTGTTACAAATACAAGTGGAGAAGTCTATCGTATAAATGACGATGGAACCAGGACGATTTACGCTGATTATTTTGTAGAGAACGGAAATACTATTCTTGAATCATCTACATTTGCCTCGGAAGAATTTAATAGAAATTTAGCACAGAATTCTCAGGGATATAGATCAACAATCGGCAATTCTATAATTCAGGCAAGTGGTGGTCCTACTCAGACAGCAGCACCAAATTCGGATCAACAAGGCGGTTCTGCTCCGATAACTCAACCGACCACGGGTACTGAACTTACTGCTGCTATGTTGGTGTATCCCGAAGATCTTGGAAGTACCGAGCAAGATAGAATTAAATTTCAGGCATTAAAATATGTTCCAAGAGGATTACCAGATAATACTTCAGGGCAATTTGAATCAATCAAACCAAATTACGAAATAGCAGATATACCAGTATTTTTACCAATTCAGTCTCCAATCACAGATCAAAATTCCGTTGGATGGGAAGGAGATACATTGAATCCAATTGAATTGAAAGCAGTTCAGTTATCATTATCTCTGATGCAAAACGAAAATATGGAGCAATTGCAACAAGAGGTAGCAAAAACTTTTACTGCTGCTATGAATACCTTAAAAAAAGAATCGCAAGCAGTAAGAACTTATCTTGCCGGACAAGCAGTTGGTGTTAATAACCTTCTTTCCAGATTGGATGGACAAGTCCTTAATCCAAACTTAGAGTTATTATTTCAAGGTCCACAGTTAAGACCTTTCAATTTTACCTTTAAAATGTCTGCTAGAAATAGACCAGAAGCAATAATTATTAAAAAAATTATAAAATACTTTAAACAAAATATGTCGTCTAGTGTTGGAGATAATGGTTTATTTTTAAAAGCACCTAACATCTTTAAAATTGAATATCAAAAAGGAAGAACAACCAAACACCGGTCAATAAATTTAATCAAAGAATGTGCTCTTACAAATTGCTCCGTTGATTATACTCCCCTAGGAAGTTATATGACTTACAGTGATGATGAGGCTACAATGATTGCCTATACTATGACGTTATCATTCCAAGAACTTACCCCAGTTTATGATAGAGATTATCTCACCGGTGAAGGAAAAGATCACCCCATAGGATACTAAAATGGCAAAACCATACTTCAGACAAGTACCTAACTTTGAGTACATCAGTAGAAATACTGACGAACAGAATATTTCTGACTATGTACCCGTAAAGAATTTCTTCAAACGTGGAAAACTTCGCGATGATATTTTCGGCAATCTAAACTTCTTTGAGAAGTATTCAATCATTGGTAACGAAAGACCTGATAATGTTGCCTTTAAGTACTACAATGATGATACTTTAGACTGGATAGTTCTTCTTTCAAATAACATTCTGAATATCCAATCAGAATGGCCTATGACGCAAAGAACTTTTGATAAGGTAATGTTAGAAAAATATGGTTCTTATGAAAACTTATATTCAGGTATTCATCATTATGAAACAGAGGAGATACGTGACTCTTTAGGTTTTGTTGTTCTGAAGTCGGGTATTCGTGTTCCTCCTGATTGGAAAACTAACGGAAACTTTGTAGAAATCAGCAACTCATCTATTCTTTTCATTTCTTCGGGCGATGGCGTTAATCCATCAACCACAGTAAATGTAGGAACTACTAATGGTATTATAGGTCTTGAAGTTGGAAGTGAAGTTATTATTGATGGTGTATCTGAAGTTGAATACAACGGTAGATTCGTTGTTACTGGTATCAGTGCGTTTTCTGGTAATATTGCTTTCAACTTTACATTTGAACTTGCATCAGTACCAAATATAGCAACTCCAGTATTATCAACAGCAAGAACAGAATTAATCAGTTATGTTCTTCCGGAGACAACAGAAACACGTGGTAACTCTTATTACTATGAATTCTGGGATCCAGGTCAAGGCAATACTGTCTTAGTTCCTTCAAGTGAGTTTGTGAGACCGATTACTAATTATCAATATGAATTAAGAATTGAAGACGATAAGAGAAACATTTATGTACTTAAACCAAGATACCTGAATGTTGTATTCAATGACCTTGATGATGTTTTTCCTTATAAGAGAGGAGGTTCTCAGTTCATTTCACCAACTCTTAAGCGCGGAGACAATATACGCTTATATACTTGAATAATAAAAAAGGAGCATTGCTGCTCCTTTAGAAATTTATCAGTCTTCAGCCAATTTCTGGAAATACGACATTGCATCATCTTCATCATCGTCATCCTGAGTAATCTTAGGAAGTGAAGGAGACTTAGAACGACTATAGGATTCTTCTAGTTCTTCCATTACACGTTCTTCACGACTTGCAGGAGCACTGTAAGACTCATACTCATCTTCTTGCTCCAGTACAGCACGAGACTGTGTGGGAGAAGAAGTTTTACTGAGACCAAGGACATTATTCATACGTCGTTCAAGATCCTCATAGGACTTGAATTGGTCTGGTGATGTAATTGCACTCAGGGAATACTCTTTCTTCCAGAGGGCTTCAAGAGCATCATCATCATCCAGTAGTGGTGCAACTCGGTCAAATTCCGACTTGTCGTAATTCCAATACCCATCTTTCTTTACGATTTTGAGTTTGAAGTTAGCACCCTGCCAGAAATCAAAAGGATTGATTGGATCCTCATCATCAAATTCTGGTTGCATAGCATTAAGAATCTTATCAAAGATTTTCTTACCATACTTAAACAGAAATACTTTACCTTCGTTCTGAGGATTTGCAGGATCCTTTACAACGTAGATGTTAGAGTAGTAAGATAGTTTACGCTTTTGCTTACGTACAGTTTCTTTATCTTTCTCATTGCCACTGTTCCACAGACCGCGATTATACTCACTCACGGGGTCTTTTTGTCCAATGGTAGTGAGACTGTTTTCAATATACCATCCTCCGTTACCTTGGAATGCATGAGAATACATTTTTGCCCAGGGAACCTCTTCGCCATCAGGAGCAGGTAGGAAGCGAATGACTGCAGAACCTACACCCGTTTTATCCATCTCTGGTTTCCAGAG